CTTTACGATCAGATCTCTAAACAACCTTGGTTGTTAAGGGGAGATGTAACGGGAGAGAAGTTAGCGTCTGCCGGGTTCACTGCGACGGGTGACGATTTGGTGAGCGGGGATTACGTTTCCGCCTCTGACAACCTTCCTATTGAAATTGCCGAACTCATTCTCGATGTCGCCTGGAGTCGTTCCAAATGGATTCCAGCATCGAATTTTGCTTATGCCATTGCCGCTCAAAGACCTCTTCTGAGGTTTGAGGACGAAAACCATTTGCGTGATGAGTTCGTGCCCACTATTGGGCAAATGATGGGAAGTTACCTCTGTTTTCCTCTTCTTTGTCTTCAGAATTACCTAGCGTTTAGGTGGTCCTGTCGAGATCGTGTTGTCCCTCCCGTTTTGATTAACGGTGACGACATTCTTTTCCAGAGTTCGAACTTGTTCGAACACTGGTCTAAGACGATCAGAGAAGTTGGATTTGAGGTTGAAAAGTCGAAGACATCCTTAAGCCCGGTGTATGGGACTATCAATTCCACCCTTGTCAAAAGGACGAGTGGCAACCTTATCGTTGCACGCACTCTCCGTATGGGGTTATTGAGAGCACCGGAACACCCTGGCGCACTCGGCGACTCGTTCGAAAAATTTTCCAAAGTAGGGAAACCTGCTTCATGGTACAAGAAAGGAATCGAATTCCTTAATTGGCATCAAAGGACAGTTCTCTCATGGGGCTCTTTAGCCCAGGACATGAGGTTCTACGGAAGATTAGCTCGAAGTTGTTGGAAAAGCGCTTTCAAAGGTTGTCTTTGGAAACGGGAGAAGATCCTTATCGATAAAGGCCTCAATTTTCTCGCCCCCTCTCCTTGCCCTCACACGATTGTGATGGGCCAGAATGAGTTTGAGCGTTTTGAGCCGGATCAGGTTACACCTGAACTGACTAAGGCTATATCGGTCTGGATGGCCGCGAGGAAGTGGGAGCTCGGCACGAGCTTCGAACGGGTAAGAGCGAATAAACAACGCTCCACTAGACAGAGCTATGTCTTGAATAGTGGTGTTGATAAGCGCCTCCTTTCTAACAGGAGGAGTCTACTCGCTTTCTTTAAAGGACCCGTAGTTGTGCCCGAGGAAAAGAAAAGCCGTCTTTATGGCCCGTCTGGAGAGACAGTCATAAGACAGACAATTGGTCGTTGGCTTCGTCCTAAGCCTAAAACGTCGGTACGCGTTCCTAGACCCCTCTTAGAGGAATTTGGGCTCGTAACACGCGGCGCTTCTGTCGACGAGGTCTTGTCTAACGTAGACCCA